GAATTCCCTGCTCAAGCAGCTAATGGGTACGGAGCGATTGCAGTATATGCAAGAAACTACGTAATGCCTAGACTTAGAGGTGTGACAATTGAGTCAGACTACGAAGTTGCTAACCAGAGAAGAGTTCTTGTTGCTTCACAAAGAATTGGTTTCACCGATCTAATCGATGGTGCTACTTCTAAGTGGGCTTATAAGTTCAAAGCTAGTTAATAGCTAACCTATAGTGGGGGTTCGCCCCCACTATACTTTTTATATAATATTATGGCAGATTTAGTAACAACAAACGAATACAAAGACGCTGAAGGAATTAGAGGCGAGAAAGAAGACGACCGTCTCAATGTAATAGTTCCTCAAGTATCTGACCTTGTCAAGAAGTACTGTGGTACTTCGTTTGTAGACTATATCTCCACAGATAAAGTAGAAACTTTTTCAATAGATGATAACTACACCTCAACGATAATAGTCAGCGAGAGTCCGTTAACGGCAGTTGATAAAGTAGAAGAAAGAACCTCGTATAGCGGAGCGTACGCGGAACTAACTACAGGGAATTATGAATACTATGCAGACTTAGATTCTGATGCTATAATCAGAACTGATGATAATGGTAATCACAAAATGTGGGCAAAGGGAGTAGGAGCTGTAAGAATTACTTACAATGCTGGCTACGCTGAGTGCCCAAGAGATTTAAAACTTGCTATATTTGATCTAATTACTTACTATGTAAAAGATGAGCATAAGCAAAGACAGACTCTAGGTGGAGCAACATTGCAAAACCAAGGCACTTCAGGAATGAGGACGAGTACTGACTTTCCAGACCACATCAAAAGAGTACTAGACTTATATAGAGTTGTAGTGTGATTAGAGACGTAGAAGCGCATCTAAGAAAGGAAATAAAGTCTTCAGGTAGAAGCTTTTTTGCAAAGCACTTTCAACATAAGTATACAATTACTAGAAATATTGTTACTTTAACAATGGAGCCAGAACTTCAAGAGTGGATAAATGACTGGAATTTTCAAGTAGAAGAACAGCAGATAAAAGCTGAAAGAGACGGCAGAAATATATGGGAGGGCGGACCTCCTTATATAACAGATAAGACATTAGCTAAAAAAGCTGCACACCATGGTATAGAAACAATACTATTAGATAAATTCAGGGTTGAAGCAGCAATGAAAAAAATCTCTAAAGATTTTGACATTAAAGTTTATAAAAGAGGAAAGTATCAAGTAGTAATAGATTTAGCTAAAGGTATGCTAAATAAAGTAACTAAAAGTAAGCTAAGTGGTAAGTATGTTAATATAATGAACTCAGCCACTCTAGACCTTTATGAGAAAGCTAGAAGTGAGGCTTTTAACTATATCGATATTGAGCAAGTAACATCGCCTAAAACGAATAAGAGAGAACGACAAGGCCCTGACGAAGATCAAGCATTACCTGGCAGAACCGACACCAAGTATGCTAAAGGAAGAAAAAATCCGTTAATCAGAGGACACGGTACTGCAAAAGCAGTATCAGGAAGATTAGTAGAAAGTGGTGGAATACAAACAACCGTAGCAGTACTATCAGTAGCTAAAGAATGGAGAAAGTTTGTAAAGGGAAAAATAAAAACAAAAGTAAAAAATAAACAAGTTTTAGGAATGATGGGGGAAGTAAGAGAAGAAATTACAGACGCCTTATCAACAAGATATAGTATTCATAGATTTACTAAAGATAGTAAACATGGAGGAGTAAAAGACGAAACAATTATTGACCTCCATGCTACAGATGCTAAAGGAAACTACGCATTAGCAAGCTATGACGCAAAAGAGATGCGAAAGTTTGTTAACCTGAAAGCAACAGATATAAGGAATAGATTAGTAAAGAAGTTTGCTCACTTGCAACCAGACCTAACAACCTCAGATACAGTTAGGAACAGGTCTCAAAAACTTCACAATACAATTCTATTAGAAAGTCTACTAGGAGTAAAAGGAACAAGACCTGATTTTAGATTAAAAGTTAATAAAAAATTATTAGCCGAATCAAAAAAAGTATTAAAAGCTACTAGAGGACAAAAGAAAGGAATTAGTTACGGAGCAAATGCAGGTAAAAAGAAACAAAGCGCAGGTAGGAAGTTAAACACCGCTGTTTCTTTTAAGCAACCGGGACGACGTAAAAAAGGAAAAAGTATTGCAACTGCAAAAACAGCAGAAAGTCCAATAGCTTTAAGAAACTTGTTAAATGAAATGCTCCCAGAAATGGTAGCGAGTAAAATGACATCACCAGCACTACAATTTAGAACTGGTAGGTTTGCAAACTCAGCCAGAGTTGAGAATGTAAATATTGGCCCAAGAGGCGGTGTAGGGATAGACTATACTTATATGAGAGATCCTTACGAAACTTTTGAGCCAGGAAATAAGCAGGGAAGTACTCAAAGAGACCCCCGCAAAATTATAGGAGCAAGTATTAGAGAACTTGCTATGGGAATAATAGGAAGACAACCAACTTCACTTAGGAGAAACTAATGGACGCAGCTACAGCAAGAAAACATTCGACGCGTAGACGAGCCATAGTTGGAGCGATTGCGAGTAAGTTGTATGAAAGTTTGAATGGAAGTGCGCCCTTTAGAAGCTCTGTTCAAAGTGTAGAACCAAGACTTAGATTCTGGGACGAAGTACAAGACTTCCCAGCAATTCAAGTGGGAGCAGGGCAAGAAACTCGTGAATATGAAGGAGCGGGTTTCAGATTTAGATTTTTACGAGTAACTATTAGGTGTTATGTGAACGACAATGATGACGTCATATTGGCACTTGAAGAGTTACTAGAAGACGTTGAAACTGTACTTGAAGATAATGATCCTTTAACGTATACGGATTCAACAGGAGCGTCTCAATCTACCGCTAAGACTACAGTCTTAACCGTAGATACAGACGAAGGTGTTTTGGAGCCTCTCGGTGTCGGAGAAGTCATCGTAGAGATTCAATACTAGAAAAAGCTTAAGCTAAATAAATATTTAGTACGGCTCTTTCAGAGAATATTAGGAGAAAATAATGGCATTTCATTTTAGTAGAGATACCAAAGTATTCATGAAGTTTCACGCTAGTGCCGTAGGTACAGATGATGCACTTTATGAGATACCAGTACTAGATGGTTACTCCTTTAGCCAGGCAACAAACAGTTCGGAGATTACTCTGAGCGAAGCTGCTGATTCATCAGGTAATAGTAAAAGAGGTAGAGCAATGTTCAACGATTCTTTTGCCCCTGCAGAATGGAGTTTCAGTACTTACATGAGACCGACTACATCAGGATCCGGTAATACGTGGGCGTCTAACGAACACGCAGGAAACGCAAAGAAATTTGCAGTAGAAGGACCTTTATGGGCAGCTATGTCTGCAACCACTTATAACCTAGGTGTAGGCGGAACAGGAGCACCAACAGCCTCATCATTTGAGCCGAATGTATTTAACTTTCAAAACTCAAATAAAGTAGCACTTGGTGTGTTTGATTTATACTTTGTACTAGGAGCAGCAAAAGACAGCTCCCCTGCATTGTATACAACTGGCACAGACGGCGTAACAGTATATAAAATTTCTGATTGTTCAGTAGGCTCAGCATCTATAGACTTCGATATCGAAGGACTAGCACAGGTAGCTTGGTCAGGACAAGGAAAGAAAATTAAAGAAGTAACTCAACTCAAGACTTCTTCTGGTGGAGCAACATCTCCAGCAGTAGTCGGAGAAGAGCATACTGTCAAAGGTTTAATTAACGAAGGAATTGATAGTACTTCAAATTATATTAGACAAAAGCTTACATCATTAGCAATTGCTTTTGATTTAAGTGACTCAACAGGAGCAGGTGAAGCAAGTGATGGAGAAGATCAATTACTAGCTGATAAAACCTATAATGTTGTTTTAACTGGTGGTAATATTACGATTGAAAACAATCTAACTTACCTAACACCAGAAACCTTAGGGTCTGTTAATCAGCCTCTAGGACATGTAATGGGAACTAGAAGTGTTTCAGGTAACTTTACCTGTTACTTAAATAGTGCGGCAGACGGATCAATGGACTTATTAGAAGACCTACATGAAGCTGACGACATGATTACTAATAGTTTTGATATGACATTTAGCATAGGTGGAGCAAGTGCTCCTAAAGTTGCAGTAGCAGTACCAAATTGCCATCTAGAATTACCAACTCACGCTATTGAAGACGTGATAGGTATTGATGTTAATTTCCATGCGCTACCAGCTGATTTATCTTCAGCTACCGCATCTTCAAGTGCAAATGAAATAACACTTACATATACATCATAAATAAACTTAACGGTGGGCAGGATAACCCTGTCCACCTTTTTTAGGAAAAAAATAAATGAACGATACAGTAAAAAAAGAGCCTGCAAAAGCAGTCTCGTTAAAGAGTCTAATGACTCCAACAAAAACAGTAGAATTTGACTATCCTGGTTGCGAAGGTTTTAAAGTAAAGCTTTGCTATCTAGCTAGAGAAGAGTTAATGAAACTTAGAAATCGTTGCGTATCTCAAGTATTCAATAAGAAAACTAGAGGCTACGAAGAAAAAATGGACGATGATAAGTTTCTTGCAGAATATACCACAGCAGTTATTAAAGGGTGGAGTGGCTTCAAACTTGGATATGCTAAAAATATGTTACTACTAGGGGATATGTCTCCTGAAGATGAAGAAAAAGAATTAGAGTTTTCAAAAGAGAATGTTGAAGTTCTTATGAAAAATTCAAATGATTTTGATACTTGGGTAACAGAACAGGTAGGCGACTTAGAAAATTTTACGCAGAGCAAGTAGCCTGGGCTCTTGCTTTAATACAGAGGTACTTTACTAATAATATTAGTATAGATGCATACCTACAAATGTGCGACCAATTAGGTCAAGAACCTGACTTAGAGGAGATGCCACCTGAACTAAGTGATTTTCCCTTAGAGATTCAGGAGGCTTTTCTTGTACATGCGATGTTGCCAGATAAATGGGACGGAGCAAGTGGGTCTTACATGGGTAAAGATTGGTCTCCTTTAATGACTTTATTAAATATAAATGAAGTTGGAGACAAGAAAACAGTTTGCTTTTTCTTGAAACATATAGAAAGTTCAAGTACGATAAATATCAACGCAGAGCTTAAACGTAAGCAAGACGCCTCCAGTAGGCGAGCAAAAAAGTAGATTAAATGGCAAAGAAAAAAATTGAAGCCGCTGAGATTATTATTAGAACTACCGATGGTGGTTCTTTTAAAGTTACAGGGAAAGAGGCAGAAAAGCTAACCAAGAAAATGAATGCTCTTGGGGGCGCTTCTCAAACTACTGACCGACGAATAAAGGGAGTAACTCAGCAGTCTTCTAACGCAACAAAGAATTTTAGTAAGCAAGCCCAGACCATGCAAGGTGGTCTTGTTGCGGTTTACGCAACCATTGCTGCTCAAATATTTGCTGTATCAGCTGCATTTCAATTCTTAAAATCCTCAATGGAAACCCGAAATCTTATAGAAGGCCAAAAAGCTTTCGGATCAGCCACGGGTGTAGCTTATGCGTCCATGACCAAATCTATTCAACAGGCCACACAAGGTATGCTAGCTTATAAAGAAGCCGCAAGTGCTGGTGCTATTGGTATAGCTGCAGGTTTAAATAGTACTCAACTAGGAGCACTAGCAACAGTAGCAAAAAATGCTTCATTAGCCTTGGGAAGAGATTTAACAGATTCTTTTAACAGGCTTATTCGTGGTGTAACTAAGGCAGAACCAGAACTATTAGACGAACTCGGTATTATTCTAAGATTAGAAAACGCAACTACAAAGTATGCTGTTTCTATCGGAAAAACTCGAGAACAGCTTAACGCGTTTGAAAGAACCCAAGCCGTATTTAATGATGTACTTCAACAAGGAGAGACAAAGTTTGCGGCAATCGCTAAGTTAATGGATCCAGATGCTTTTGCTCTTGGCCAGTTAATGAAAGAACTCGACGACCTACTCATGGGATTCCAAAAATTCATGGTTGACGGGTTACTCCCAATTATAAAATTCTTTAAAGAAAACTCCTTAGCACTAGTTGCTGCTATGGGACTCTTTGTTCTACCTATTATAAAATCTCTACTCCCTAGTTTAGACAAAGCATTTGAAGCTTCCATGTTTAAAATGCGTTCCAATAGTAGATTAGCAATCCAAAGTTTTAAGAGCATGAAATCTTCTTTTGGCGATGTAAACGCAGCTTTTAGAGATAGAAATATGAACGCCCAAACAAGTGGGGATTATTTCAATAAACTCGGAGCAGCTGATAAAGGCGGAGGCCCTAATGAGGCTAGATTAAATAAAAGACAAATAGCAGCATATAGACGACATCTTAATGAAAGGACTGGCCTTTACAAAAAGATGACTAGAGATCAAAGAAACGAACTTAGACGTCATCTTAATATGCAAGAAGCTTTAATTAAAGGTTCAACTGCTAAAACTTTATCAATTGAAAAAGCTGCTGCACAAGTCTGGAAAGGTATATGGGCGGGTAAAACAGTAGTAGTAGCCGCAGCGACAGCAGCTTGGAGAGGCATGTTGGCAGCTACTGCAGCATTTGCAAATAAAGCATTTGCAGCCGCAGCTTGGATTGGAATGATTGCTATGGTTATCATGGGCATAAAATCTTTGATGGAAAAGAACAGGAACTTAAACGACCATTATCGAAGAACAAATGAAAGAACAAAAGAACTTACCGAGTCTACAAAAGAGTTAAATGACGAATTATACAGAATGTTGGAAGTTCAAAAAGCAGGTAATTTATTAACTGCTAAAAGTGGTACAGAAGCTACAGGTCAGTTTATGACTAGTGCAAATATTCCACAGTTGATGAAAAACTATAATGAACAAATTAAACAAGGTAAAAAACCAAGCGATGATGTTATAGTAGGTTTCAGAAAACAAATGAATGCGGCCCGTACGCTTGCTCCTGGACTACATGAGGTAGCTCTAGCCATGCAGAATGGAAACAGACTTACAGATGACCAGCGAGAAGCAGCAGAAAGATTAGCAAATAGCTATATAAATGCTGGGCAAGCTGCTGCAAAATTAACTCAAAATCAAGAGTCTTTAAACAAAAGTTTAGACAAACAAATTAGAAAGTTTACTAAGATTCCTTTTCAAGATTTACTTACACAATATACTACTACTACACAAGGCGGAATGGACGCACTTGGTATGGAACGAAGAAAAGATGCTCAGGGTAACTTATTAGATCCTTCTAAATTGCAGCGTTCGGTGAATGAAGATGGTAGTTTTAAAGGTATGATTGGTCAGACTAAGCTAGCTAATGATAAAAGAAATGAAAGAATAGCAGAGCTACGAGCAGATATGGTAACCTCTACAGGCATAGGCTATAATGCTGGTGCTTTTAAAGGCAGCGCTAATAAGGGTACATTTGTAGACTTTGCGGCTGAAAGAGATGCTGACGGTAATGTAACAAAATTAAAAGAAAGAGCAGCAGTAGAAGCTGAAATAAATGCTTTAGGATTTGAACGAGATGATTGGTTCTATAAAGTTTTTGAAACTAATATGGAATTATATGGTGCAGCAGAAGAAAACTTAAAAACACAACAAGATCTCAACCAACAGAAAAAAGAAGATCTAGACATAGTGAACCGTGCTCGAGAAACTTTAAGACAACAATTTGTTGTAATGCAAGCTATTGAGAAATTACAAACACAGGGCATAAATAATGAGGAAAAAAGATTAACAGGTGCATTAGAACTTTCAAGGTTACAAACACTTGGCACATCTCTTGCAAATCAAGACGCAATATTAGACCAGCAAAAACTTAATCTTATGGATAAAGTAAGAGATGCTCAACTAAAAGAGACAGAAGCTGGAGTGGCTTTAACAGCAACAAAAGAAAAACTAAAAGGCATTTTAGTAGAAGAAGGAATGACTCTAGAAGAGTTAGGAAAACTGAGTACAGAGGAGTTAATCAATAAAGCTAAGGGACTGAATATATCTACTACAGAAGTAGAGAATGCTAAACAAGGTGTTGCAAATGCGGGCGAAGAAGTAAAGATTTCAAAAAACAACAAAATATTAAAAGAACAACAACTAGATTTACAAATTGCATTGTTAATTAACCAGCAAGGAGTAACCGATGAATTAAGAATTCAAGCTGCTTTAATGAGAACACAAGCAGTAAGTGCAAAACAAATTGCACTTGATTTAAAGAAAAATCCAACAGGTGCAGGTAAAGCAGCTGCACGAACTGCAAAGATTAGTAATATTCAAAACCGAACAGCAGGAAATAAGGACTTGGCAAAGGCTTATAAAGCACAGCGTGGTGACTTAGAAGCAGATACAGCTAACTTTGGTGTAAAAGGAGCAGTAGATGCAGATGGTTTAATTATTGCTACTAAAAATGACTTTCAAAAGCAGTATAATGCACTACTACAAAAAGAAATTGCTTTAAAACAACAAAATAAATTACTAGCAATTGATGAAGCAACTCTAACCGCCGAACAAAAAGGCGAGTTTATAATGGGAACCTTAAAAGCAACAAAAGAAACCGCTAAGTTTCAAAGAGAACAAGTATTTAGTTTAAATCCTGCAACTCAATTATATAACGAAACAGTTTTAAAACTTAGACAGGCTGGTGTTGCAGAAGCAGAAATAGATCATAAGTTAATTAAAGAAACAGCAATAGCAACTAAACATCTTGCAATAGAAACAGAACTAATGAGCGGAGTTACTAGTACGCTTTCTAACGGGTTCGTATCTATGTTCCAAACAATGGTAGACGGAACAAAATCATTTAAAGATGGAATGAAAGATCTCACCAAATCAGTACTTACTGACTTAGCAGCTATGTTTGCAAAAGCAGCCGCATTAAAGATATTGCTTGCTCTATTCCCTGGAATGGGAAATATGATGTCAGGCATAAGCGCAATACCAGGAATGGGCGGTGCAAGATACGGCGGCCAAATGACTAAATTTAGATATGGTGGTACATTCGCTGGTGGCGGTATTGCAAACGGGCCAGAGTCTGGTTACATGGCAATGCTCCACGGTAGAGAGGCTGTTGTACCTCTTGGGAATGACAGAAGTATACCTGTAGATATGCGCGGGGCTGGTGGTACTGGTAATATAGTTACTGTAAACATTACTATGAATGGTCAAGGACAAGGAGCTTCACAAGTAACAGGCGACGGTATGCAAGGTTTAGGAAGAAGTATTGGAAATATGGTACAACAACATTTACAACAAGAAATGAGACCTGGTGGACTATTAAACTCGCAAGGTACAAAGGGTAGAACATAATGGCACTAGGATTAGCAACTAACACAGTACAAACAGGCGGAGGCACAGTCTCTGCAGGAACAAACATAACAGGATTTTCAGGTAAAGTAGTCTACGATAGAGGGATTCAACAAACTCCTGCGCCTCGTGTACTAAAAGCACAATTTGGCGATGGTTATGAATTGAGAGCTCGAGACGGTATAAACAATACTCCGCGTACTTGGGCATTGACTTTTAATAATAGAACAAAAGAAGATATAGATAAACTATATAAATTTATGGATACTTTAGCAAGTGTAGATACTGCAAAACTCACAGTACCTAACTCAGTTGATGGGGAGGAAACTGCGACAATTGTACTAGAAAGTTATAATAGAGTTATGGCTTATGATAATTTTTATACTTTAACCTGTACTGCCAGAGAGGTCTTTGAGGCATGACACAACCAATCGTAGGCACTATACCGGCTGACCTACAAGGTCAATCGGTTAACAGTAGTTTAATTACTGTTTTTGAAGTCGAAGTACCCAATAGTGATATTGGAGGTGCTGGTATAGATAAGTTATATTTTCATGATGGTTCAAATGGAGTAGCAGATATTACATGGTACAGTTTACTAGATGATACTAATTTTGGGTCAACTACCTCAGGACATTACGGGCAGCAAACTTATACTGCGTTTCCAGTAGAGTCAGAAGGTTGGGAAGTCAGAGGATCAGGAACCTTACCAAGACCTACCGTTAGATTTGCAAATATAAATCAGTACTGGAGCGCTCATCTAAGTAACTATGATGATTTAGTAGGAGCAAAAGTAATACGAAGAAGAACTCTACAAAAGCATTTAGGTACAAATCCTCCTGTGGAATTTAATCGAGATTGCTACTATATAGAAAGAAAGACTACAGAAACTTCTACAATGGTAGAATTTGAACTTGCAAGTGCATTTGATGTACAAGGAATCCAACTACCGCGAAGAGCAGTTGTAGCTGCACGTTGTCCTTGGAAATACAAAGACCCAGATCAAGGCGGGTGTGACTGGCCAACAGATAATAGATTTACAGTAGATGGAGTAGAACGAATTTTATACTTTGATAAAGATGATAATAGATTAGAAACTTATAATACTTGGGGAAGACAAGATGTTAGTAGTAATAGAACAAGTAATTTATATGCAGCACAAAGTTATTCAGTAGGTGACTTTGTAGAGTACTACAGACCAATCGGAGGACTAATAGCAGCAAGTGCTGTAACTTCGGGTTCAAATGTTACTTATACTGTAGGAAGTGGTCATGGTATAACTGCAGGGGAGTTTGTAATTGCAAAAGGATTTACTGATGAAGACGCAAATTTTAAAGCAGTTCCTTTATATGTAAATAGTATAACTGCTACTTCTATTACAGTTCAAAACCCAAGTGCAAGTATAACGACATCAAGCGGATTTTTACAAGCAACGAGAGTTACTTTATATAAATGTATAACAGCTCACGAGCTTGCAACTGGCGATGATGTTGATGATATAATAAGACCCACTAATATTTCTTTTTGGGAATTTGGCGATGTGTGTGGTAAGAGATTAAACTCATGTGCAATCCGTTACGGACACAACCCATCAGGAACTACAGGGGTAGCTAGTGTAATACTTGATCAGACTACTACTGGAGCCGGAAATAATAAGAAAACAATTAGTGGAGGAAGTGGATATACTTCTGCTCCGAGTGTTTCCTTTAGTGGAGGCGGAGGCTCAGGAGCGGCTGCAACAGCAACTGTTTCTGGTGGCAAAGTAGTCTTTATTCAAAAAACTGCTTCAGGAACTGGTTATACAAGCCCACCAACAGTTACAATCTCTGGAGGCGGAGGTTCAGGAGCAACAGCAACAGCACTACTTAATCAGAGAGGCACAAAGAATGTAGCCTTACCATTTGGAGGATTCCCGGGAGCATCGTTAGGATAATGATTGAACCAGTACTAGAAGATATAAAACAATATGTTTATGAGCATGCAAATATAGAAGCATGTGGATTACTAAGTTTACAGCGAGGAAGAGTTAAATGGAATCCTTGTGAAAATAAAGCAGAAAATCCAAAGAATGATTTTATTATCGATCCTTTAGATTACAAAGCTGTAGCAGACGCAGGAGATGTAATAGGTGTAGTACATAGTCACCCAGGCTGTTCACCAGACCCAAGTGAGTTAGACCGAGCTGCGTGTAATAAATTAGGAATTCCGTGGTATATTTTTGGAGAAAATGACGAATGGATAAAATTGGAACCGAGCGAAAATACTTATGATTTGCTGGGAAGACCTTTCGTCTATGGCATCTACGATTGCTTCACAATAGTGAAAGACTATTTCGAGACGCAAGATATAAATATATACCCATATGAGTACGAGTGGGAATTTTGGGAAAAAGGAAAAAATCTATACTTAGACAACTTTCAAAGTGAAGGATTTGTAGAAGTAACAGATGGTAGCCTACAGCCAAATGACCTCATTTTAATGGCTCTGAATAGTGACATTACCAATCACGCAGGAATCTATGTAGGACGAGGAAAAATGCTTCATCATGCACCTAACAGATTATCGTGCAGGGACACCTATGCAGGTATGTGGAAACAAATTACCAGAATGGTAGTAAGACATCAAAGTATGACATGAGAAAGATTTATTTAGAAGGACAATTAGGAGAGAAGTTTGGGTCAGAATGGAACCTAGCAGTAAACTCGCCCGCAGAAGCACTAACAGCTATTATGGCACAGCGCCCTGGTATGCGTCAATACTTAGCATCTGCAGAAGGAGTACAAGGTTATGAGATACTAGTAGATAACGAATCGATTGACATAGAAGAAGAGTTAGTAATACAAAATCCAAATATGCAACAGTCTTATACTTTTGTACCAGTGATTGGTGGGTCAAAAAGTTCAGGACTTATGATGGTATTAGGAGTAACTTTACTAGCCGCAACAGGTGGTTTAGCAGGATTTGGTATGGGAGGATTTATGAGTGGAGTAGGTAGTGCAGGAACAGCCGTAGGTGCTGGAGTCACACAAGCCTCTTTAGCAGCAGCAAATGTTGCAGGAGCAACTGCAGCTACGGTAGCTGCTACGACAGGAGTCGGAACCACGGTAGCTGCAGCTTCAATGGCAGCCGCAAGTGCGGGAGTCACAGGTACTACTTTGGCTTTAACACAAGGTCTCGGTTATTTAGGTACTGCACTTATGTTAGGAGGAGCTGCTATGATGCTCGCTCCAGATGTACCAGACGGAACTTCATCAGAAAAAGCAGAAAACTATTTATTTAGTGGGCCAGTCAATACAGTTAAACAAGGACAAGCAATACCTCTTGTGTATGGAAGAGCGATTGTTGGCTCAAAAACTATATCAGCATCAGTCTTTACTAATACATCAAGACAAAAACTAACAGCAGGAAGAAAAATGGTAGGTATACCAAACTTTAGAACGGACGGAAGTAAATCAGGACAAGGGGCAATTACTACAAGTACTCCTAACCAATGGAATATTGATGTAGGGCCAGGAGGGCAGATTTTCTAATGAAGAAGAATCAACACTTAATATCAATTCGAGGCTCTAAAGGAAAAGGAGGAGGCGGAAGTACGTTTGAAGCAGATGATAATATGTTTGCAAGACAGTCTGCCGCGTTTATTGATGCTTTATGCGAAGGACCAATTAAAGGATTAGTGTATGGCGATGCTTCAATTCTAATTGATGAAGTACGACTTAGAAACGTCAACCAAGCTACTGGTCGTATATCTTCAACTGCAAACTTTAATAACTTTACTGTAATCACAAAAAATGGTGATGCAACACAAGTAGTCGATGCAGACTTCTTTGCAGAGTACCCAAGTGCAGCTACAACAACAGATATCGGTAGTGCAGAACTACTAGAAAATGAGCCTCAGTACTTTACTATATCGAGTGGTGTTTTTGAAAAGAGAGAAACAGACTATATAAAAATTACTGTGTCTACTACTGGTATGTCTGCTATCACAAAGAAAGGAGACAATAAAGGAGATATAAACGAAACTGTTGTATACTTTACTATTGACTTCAACTGGGTTGATAATAGTGGAGTTCATCATACAAAACAAATGTTTGATACAGGCTTTAGTGGAAAAGTTAGTGGTAAGTATGCACATACTTTTGGTTTTAATATTGAAACTATTAAGAGTACCTCTACAATAAATGACTGGTCAATAAAAGTTACAAAACTAGCTTCTAGTCCTCAGAGTTCAGATACAACTGAATTACAAAATGCTATATATGTAGACAGTATAGAAGCTGCAATCGCAGATAAATTAGAGTACCCATATACTGCTTATGTAGGTGGGGTAATAGATGCGGAAGCATTTAGTAGTATACCTGCAAGAGGTTATGAGATAGATGGTAAGTTAATACAGATTCCTACTAATCATTTCCCTTGTGATTATAATGGCAGAAAGCTAACTCTAAGCAACGCCAGTGCTTTTGCAGTTGGAGACGTCATAAGTCAGACACTTAGCGTTAGTAGTATTACTGCAGCGGGTAGTGATGAAGAGGGGTACATTGCAACTGCAACTGTGCCTGCACATGGTGTAGCAACAGGAGAGACCTTCAAAGCAACTATAGCAACTACAGCTACTCAAGATGAAGAGTTTTATGAAGGAGAGTTTGTTTGTACCGCAGCTTCAGGTACTACGTTTACATACCAATTAAATAAACCCTTTGACGAAACTGCAAATTCAGGAGCAGGTGGGTATAAAACTTTAACCTCAACTACTTGTACAGGAACTAAAACCGCTGTTATGTTTAGTGGTGGTTTAGTCGATAAGAAAGTAGGTAATATACTCTATCTCAGAAATGTAGCAGGCTCAACAAGTGCTGTTACTGGTACTATTACAAATGGAGACGGGGATTCAGGAACTGTTACTGCACAAGAGCAAACATTTATACCTGCAAACTATAGAAGAATCAAAGCCACAGAAAAGCCTGGTACTGCCGAACAAGATTGGGACGGTACTTACTATTTAAGCTGGTGTAATAATCCAGCGTGGGTATATCACGACCTTATAGTAAATAAGATATATGGACTAGGAAACTATATAGATACAAATCAAGTAAATAAGTGGGAACTTTTTCAAATAGGTAGATACTGTGATGAACTAGTACCAGCAGGTGTAGCTGCCGCAGACTTATTAAGTATACATTGTACAGACGATACTAACTATATTCCTAGTGGGTCAACTGGCGAACATGAGCCAAGATTTAGTGCCAACCTAGTAATTAGTGGAAAGCAAGAAGCATTTAAAGTACTGAATGACGTAACAAGTATATTTAGAGGTATGTCTTACTGGTTAAATGGAGAAGCTTATGTTGTACAAGATTCAGAAAAAGACCCTGTATATCAATTTACAAATGCTAACGTAATAAACGGAGAGTTTAAATACGAAGGAACAGCAAATAAAACAAGAACAAATTCTATTATGGTTAATTGGAACAACCCCCAAGACTACTATAGAAGCAGAACAGAAATCGTAGAACTAGAAGAAACTCTACAAAAAGATACTGAGTTTGTAAAACCAGAGGCAACCACAGCATTTGGTTGTACTTCAAGAGGTCAAGCAAGAAGGTTGGGTAAATGGAAGTTACTCACAAATAATTTGAATACAAATACTGTAACGTTCGAAACTTCTTTGAACGCAGCCTTTTTGCGACCTGGCGATATCATTCAAGTTATTGACCAACATAAAGAAGGAAAATCATGGGGAGGCAGAGTATCTTCTGGCTCTAGTACTACAGTAATCAATGTAGATAGAAAACCAGGAGGCTTTGGTAACACAAGTGTCGAATCTGGGTATGCCGCAGGAGACTATTTACTTACCTTAAGTTATGTTGGGTATAAAGCAATACTTGCACAAGATACTGCTACCATTGGAGGCAGTAGTTTTGTACGAGGAGCCCACCTTACTAGTATTACAACTGAAGAAGACGCTCTTACTTTACAAGATGATAGTGGTAACCTAGTCTTTGTACAATGGACTCCTTTTAGCTTTACAGAAACAAAATTTCTATCAGCAGTATCAAATAGCGGAAAGACTCTTACAGTAAGTTCTGCCTTTAATACAGCTCCTGCACAAGAGGCAGTCTGGATATTATCAAGAGCAGCTCTAGCTACAGGTAAAACAAAGCAAGAAGCTAAATTATTCAGAATGATGTCTATGATTGAGCAAGATAAAAATCTTTACGAAATCACAGCACTCGAATATAACGCTAGTAAATTTGACGCAGTAGATAAAAATGAAGCACTAACAGAGTACAGGACGGTGAACTTACCCGACAGTTTCAAGCCAGTTCCTGCACCTACGAATATTGACGTTGACCCTAAAATTAGAAAAGCTGGTACTGGTGGTACAGTAAACTCTTTACTTGTTGATTGGGATCCCGCTACAAACGAAGACGGAAGTTTATTTAACTCATTAAGACACTACGAAGTAGAATTTTCAAATGATAATGAAATTTGGCGTAGAGCAGGTACTACCGCGGCTACTGATTACGAAATTTTAGATACAGATAAAGCTATACTTAGTGGAACTTATTACTTCAAAGTATATACTGTTAGCTTAAATGGAGTACGAAGTCCTGTTGCGGAAAGTGGAGCGTTGAGCGTAGACTTTAATAGAGCAGTAGGGCCAGCAGAAGGAAGTGTTGGTACAGATACCCACTATATAAACTTTATAGGAAATATAAGTGGAGACTTTAGTTTAGATTCTGGTAAAATAAGTTTTACTCCTGTAAATATATTTCATAATGATGGAGTAAATGAACACGCAGTTACTAATCAAGCACAGTTAGACTTTACAGGACTAACAGGAAGCAACTCAGATAATAATGGTGCAAATACAGGTTATGTATTTTTTGACCACTCAGCAAACGCATTTAAAGCAATTGCATTTGATGAAACTTCAGGACAATTCTATCCTGTAGGAAGTAGTGTGTTCGCTACTGCAACAGGTACGCTTACAGCAAGTACAAGTGCTACTCCAAGAAAATTCACAGGATTAGACAGTACAAATTTTGATGGCGAACTAGCCATTGGTAATGTATTTAAATATGTAAATGGTTCAAATACCAGATTCCACAGAGTAAAACGTTTTACAAGCGACTCTGAATTATTTACTTTCCAACCTACAAGAGATACTATTGTAAACTCTGATAACCAAGCATTCTCAAAACCGAACTTTTTAGTAGACTATAAGACAGATACTATTATGGGTAAAGTTGTAAAAGACGGAAGCGGAGCTTACACTTTACAGAAGTTTGGTAATTCACAAGGAGAATCTCCTTTTGAAGTTAATGCAACAAACGAAAACTTTACTTTTGATGCAAATACTGATGGAACAGTAACAAATGAAAGTGCATTTGCTTGTAACTTTACTGTAAAAAGAGGAAGTCAAGCATATACTTTTGCATCAAGTGGTACTGCCCAAAATACTTTTGGTATATCTCTACAAGCAAGAACTGGATTTGATAATGATAGTGATGTAGTAATATCAGGAAGTGGAGAAGTAACTATTGGCGATGGCGATATGGACGCTCATACATCTGCAACAGCAACAATGCGATTGTTTGACAGAGGTAGAGCAAATCTATTGATAGCAGATAAGGTACTATCATTTACTAAATCCTCACAAGGAACAGATGGAGATAATGCTAAAGTAGTAGTAGTTACTCCAAGTGCACATATATTCTTTCAATTATTCTTTGCAGAAGGAGAAGCAGGATTAAGCGGATCAAATGGTTTTTCAAAAGAAGTATCTCCCCAACAAATTACAGTCAGAGCATCAACATCAAATACCACAGCAAACGGTCAATGGACAACAAGTGCAGGTACAATAACTAGTGTCGATAACTCTCATGCAGACCCAAGTTGCGTAGTTACTGCTGCAAACGCAGTAGACGGTATGACAGTTACTTATACACTACACGCAAATGATGGAGGAGCATCAGATTCTACCACACTAGAGATTGTTGACGGTTTAGATAATCAAATAACTCCACTACTTACAAATGAAGCCCACGTATACCCTGCAAGTAAAACAGGAGCAGTTTCTGATGTAACAGGAAGTGGTACTGATATTAAAGTGTTTGAAGGCACAACTCTACTTGACTTTACAACAGGTACTGCTACTAGAGGTAAGTACAATGTTAGTATTTCTGGAAATGGAAGTCTTAGTAGTACAGGAAGTATAACTTCACAAGGAAGTGCTCCAGTACGATTTGCACGTGTAGGAAATCATACTCCTGCAACAGGAACAGATTTATATTCAATAACTTATACCATATCAGGAAAAACTGGTGCTAATAAAAGTTTCAGTTTTAGTAAAGTACAAACTCTTACTAAGTCAAAAACAGGGGACGATGGACAAGACGGTGATCCAGGACAAGACGGGAATCCAGGATCTGATGGTAAAAAGGTAGCAGAAATAGAACTTTATTATGCAATTAGTAGTGGGTGGGTCGCTGGCTCATCTACCTCATTCCCAAGTTCTGCACCAAGCACAGGAACTTATAATTTTAGTACGGGAGTGGTTGCAAGTATTCCAACAGGGTGGTCACAAACTAGACCAGCAGCTGGTAGAGGTGTAATTGTATCTATTTCCAGAGCGCTGGTAACAGAAGCTACCGCAGGCGGTAATGTATCAGGCACTCCATCTTGGAGTACTCCTTCACTAAGTGATAAAGGTTTTCAAGATACTAACTTTATATTCCTAAACCATAATGGTAACCCAGGAACTCCAAATGCAACAGCATACCCAGACTTACCAACAAATAATCCCAACTCTGGAGATAACTGGAGTGATAGCCCACCAGCCGCAGTATCAGGAAAGCAACTATGGTCATCTAAAGGTGTTGCGCAACTAACTGGAAGTTACCCTAATCTTCAATTTAACTATACTTGGGAAGCTCCAGTAATTCATGTACAAAACAAAGCAGATATTTCGTTATCTAATGTAGAAGATAAATCTTCCTCAGATATTAGAGATGAGATTGATGAAGATGATGTAGTAGGAAGTGGAAAAGCCTTTACTGTAAAACCAAATAAAACAGAGTTTACTGATAATGCTACAGAAGGAATATTCTCATTCAACATTGATGAAGGAAGTTCTACAGATGTAAACGTATTCTCGAGTGCAGAAAGAACAAAACTAAACAGACTAAGAGCAGGAAAACTACCTGATAGTGATACTCTATTATTTGAAAGTACTAGTGGCTCACAAACAAAAGTAAATAACAGATTATCGTCTACAGAAAAGACAAGACTAAATTCAGGTAAGAGTCCAGATAACACAAAAAACTTTGATAATGCAGGCACTTTTACAGGTAATGTATCAGGTACTGTTAGTGGAACAGCAGCTAGTACTGTTAAGTCTGGAGCAGCAGCTGGAGCTACAGCTAACCAAGATTCTACATCTACTATACTAGGCGGAAACCTAACTGGTAAAGTTAATAACGTAGCAGTATCTACTATTAGTACTGGAGCAAGTAGAGCAAACTCAGCAATTGACTCAAGTAACAGAATTGTTGCTAGTGTCTTTGACGGAACAACTTCTTTTACCCCTGCAGAACTATTAAGAATAAGAGCAGGATTTGATAATGTAGGGTCAGGAACTCTTGCATTAAAATCTGCACAATTACCTTCTATTCCAACAGCCAAACTGCCAACTATTCCAAAAAGTTTAGGAGGATTTGGAGAAGATATTTCAGCAAAAACAGGGGTTATGAGAGCGGCTAACGGTACTATTAACTTTGAAGGCGAACTAGGTGCTGCTTTCGGTGGTACTGGATTAACTTCTATTGCATCTCTTACAAACACTAACATTATAACAGGGTTCGTAGACGGAGGAGCTACGGTAGCTTGGTCAAGATTTGCAGCGGGTAACTATAACCCAAATACAACTACCCATACTTTTACTGTTAGATGGAAAAATGCCGCAGGTGTGCAACAAGCAACATCTACTGTGGTAATAAACTTGGACACAACAAATAATGATTTTGATGCTCCAACAATTAGTGGAAGTGGTCATACAGGAACCCCAACGGTAACTGGTACTGGCACAACTTCTCAATCAATAACTTTAGCTAGAACTGGTTCAGCAAGTGTCGTACTCACAGCGGTAATTAACGTTGTATCAGGATTTAGTTTCAAATTCAACGGAGAATAAGATGAAACTTGCAGTTGTCGATTTAATCGACGTAAACGCAGAGTACCGAAACAGAGAACTGAATGAAATACGTAGAATATGTGAAGATCTTGAAATAGAATTTCAAGAGTTTCCAGTAAATGTTTTACCAGTTGGAGATTGGTTTGACTCAGATACAATATGTATTGTAAGAGGGTCAGTAAAAAACAGAAAAAGCTGGTTAGATAAAATAACAGAAATGGAATACAGAGGGTGTACAATGATAAATACTAGGAGTTGTATCGAAGTCTGTAATGACAAATATAGAACTTATCTAGCATTAAATCAAGTAGGGCTACACCAACCAAATACAGTACTTGTTCCTTCAGAGTATGATGGACTTATAGACCATGTAATTCAACAAGCAGGCCTACAATATCCTATAGTACTAAAAGTACTTGAAGGGTCTTATGGAGTAGGAGTAGCACTAATGGAATCTCCTTTAGGATTAAAAGGAGTTATTCAAACTATGAATACTCGAGTAGATTGGGACGGAGCAATACTACAAGAATACATACCTCACAGCGGAGATATAAGAGCTCACGTAGTAGACGGAGAAATATACGGCTCTATGTTTAGAACGCCGCCTCCAGGCGACTTTAGAACTAATATCTCTAGAGGAGGCCAAGGTATTATTTGTGAATTAACAGAATTAGAAATAGAACATTGCAAACTAGCAGCTTCAGCTGTTGGAGCAAGATGGGCGGG